TGATTTATTACCTAGAATCTGCCTAAATCATCAGTAATAAACATTAAAGTATCACTAATATAATAATCATACTCCACCATTACAGTATCTCTTATGACCTCGTATTGTATCATAACTATGGTATCAGTTATAGTATCACGTATATATAGCGTATCGCCTGCTTCGTAACCTGTAGTAGTTACGCTCTCACAACTTACTAGTAATAACGCTAATAGTAATAGTTTAATCATCTACAAACTCCTTTGTACTATATATCATTTCTCCACTAACAACCTCTGCCATGTCTAGTCCTTGCACTATACTCTTAGTATGAGGCTCATAGCACTTGTTTATAAATTTAATAAGAGGCTTGGAAACTCTCTCCAATTCATTTTTTAACATCGTCCATGATGGATAATCTACATTATTCGCACCAGTCTGCCACTTAAAGACAGTTGTCCTACTCTTTTTAAGGAGTTTACAGGCTTTAGTTGTACCACCTAGTCCAACTATAACCCTGTTTATTTCCTCTGTACTTGGTCTATCCCATTTCATTTATTCATCCTCCAAACAAGAAAGGAGAGCCGAAGCCCTCCAAGTGATTAATACTTATTGACTCCACCGCCATACACTAATGCATCTTGTATAAAATCTATATGGCAATTATCATATAACTCTAAGTAATTATTATATGCATCAATCAGTCTCTTTGGCACAAAAGAAACTCTGTCTACAATTCTATAGCAACCATTTCCAAGCTGAGACTCTAGGTCAAACAAGAATACACTATCGTTATACTTACTAATTGATTCTATTTCTATTATAGGCTTTCTCATCTTAAACCCCTTTAGGTTTTAGGTTTCGGAGCAGACATCGTGTCGCTCTCAATAGTAATAATATATACTATGGTGTTTACAATGTAAACACTTATTTATTTATCTTCTCGAATTTATACCCATTAATCAGACTTCTATGCTCGCTTTCTGAAAGCTTATACTTGTCGGGTATCCCATTGGGGAAAGCCTTGCAGGTCATCTTTAATATACTAAATTCGTCGTAATGCTTACAATCTAAGCATATTGGTGGTATTACTTGCATAGTTAATCCTTATTTTGTGTATAGAGTTTTCATTAAATTATATACTTCTGCACTGTACGGACTAGCCCCATTCCCATTTGATACATAGTCAGTAAATCCCTCAGCAACAAACTCTTCTAATTGACCGCCTTTTTTAGCACCTATTGTTCCATAGGTACTTATTGTATACTTATCTTTATCCTTTTTGTATGCATTCTCGTTTTTAACCTGATTTGCCCTATAGTCCTGTTTGCCCTTTTCACTCAGCAAGTCTGCCGATTTTAAAGCCTGTTTTTTTGTCTCTTTGTAGCTATTTTCTATATCACCTAATTTAGCCTTATACCTATTATATATCTTTTCAAAAGTACCACCTTTTAATGTCTTTCCTTTTATATCCTTATTTGATAGTCCATGTGCATACTCGTGAATTATCAAACTCTCTATCTTGTCTTCGGCATAAGGATGCCACCCTATCCTAATATCCTCTCCCACCATTTCTGTAAGCTTGAGACTATCTGAAAATAAAGTCTTATTAAGTCTCATTCTTTCACTATTAGAGTTAGCATAGGTATTACTAAACATAGGGCTTGTTTCTACTGTCTTATAGGGATTTAAAAAGCCTCTATCTTGCATATTGTCAAAGCTTGCAAGAATAGCTTTTGATGATATGAAGTCAGCATCAGCAATGTTTATGTTCTCTATTCCATGCTTATTCCTCAACTCTTGCTCTACATCTGCAACACTTGAAATCTTTGGCTTAACCACTTTAGGCTCTAGCTCTTCAATAACTTTCTTAGCTGTCATAGGCTTCTTAGTACCCACCGAAAAACCTTTATCCTCTAACGCTTTGAGCCACTTACTCTTATCCTTGGCATTAGCTACCCCTATTATCTGCCCTCTCTTTTTTTCGTCAAGAGATGCGAGATAATCTATACTCCTCTGATTTGAGTATCTGCCATTTTTGAGAGGATTATCAGGGTCGTCTCTGATAGATACTAATCCACATAAGCAGTTACTGTGAGCTGGAAATGATGGGAGCATACTAACAGGATAGATACCATCACCCCATCCTGCTACGTTTGCCTCATGGAAGAAATCACAAATGTCGGGCTGAGGATGGCCAGAGCTTAATGTCCAACGAACTGCAATAATGCCATCATCTTGTTCTACTCTCCTGTAGAAACTCATACCATAAGCTCTCGCCATTTCAGTACGTGCTACTCTACTATTTAGATACTGCACTTTCCTATCAAATGCCTTTTGCACTACTCGATCAAGAGCAGAACCACTCACACCCTTTTCTACTGCATCAACTAATTTGCTGTAAACAGGTTTTACCCTATTCTGTGAATATCCACGCTCAGATAGTTTCGCTATTTGTCTCTTTGCTTGCTTAATCTTAGACGATAGTTCTTTGCTACCTGCTTTATCTGTTATAGATAACAATTCATCTAAAACCTTTGGGAGTTTTGCCTGAGGGGTAGCTACTTTAGAAATCTCTTTTGTAAGCCCTAATACATTGCCTTTAAATTTAAGATACTCCTGCACCGATGATTTAACTGCACCTTGAATTTGTCCGTCCCAAATAGTCTCTTTAAGATTTACACCATTAGCGAATTTAGTAAAGAGGTAATAATCACTAGCCTTTGCAGTGTTCAGTGTCATGGTAGCACCTAGACCTAATTGAGAAGATGCCATGACTGATTGCACTGTTTTGTTCTCTATCAACTCTAAGAATTGGGTGGACTTGAAAGCTTTGTCAACAGCTTTATCAACAGATAGACCACCCTCAAGATTCTTTAAAACTTCGGCAATGACAGGAGGATAAGACTCTTTAATCTCACCCTCCCAATTCTTGTAGCTTCTCTGCAGTTCGTTCATTTAGTCCAACACTGGTATATTATCAATAGGACTGTTAAAACTCATTGCATCTATCTCATCAAGCTTAGCCTGTAGCACTTCACGAGGCGAACCCTTTAAAGCTCTAATTATCATCTTTTTATAAATCTCTTTACGTGACTCTTCTGCACTTGTTAGAGAAAACATAACATCCATGACCTGCAACTCGTCTATAGTCAAATCTGAATCGGGATAGAAATCATTAGCGTATGTTATCTCTACCTCAAAACTTGTAGTGTCAGACGTAAACAGTTTATACATCTCAACCACCCACTCATCGAGACTCTCAAACATATCAACAGCAGATAGTAGCTCATTGTTTTTACCTTGAAACTCAAAAGCCTTAGCTATCCCACTCTCAGCAGATGATACCTGTTTTACATTTACACCCTTATCCCCCATCATCCAATGTAGAGACGATCTCTTATTTTGGTTTGATTCGAGATTAACCCGTAATATATCAGCATCAATAGTGATATATTTAGCATCACCGCTTGACCCATCAGCATTAGATGGAATCTTAAGAGCGTTAGACATAGAGTCTGGTATACCCTTAATTTCTGCATCAGTAATCAATGCAAGTGTACCATGTCCCTGTTGCACTTCAATGTACTCAACTCTACAATCTTGGTTGTAGACATTAGCACACATATAACCGATATCTTTCATCTCGGGATTCTCTACAACATACTGACCATTAGGCGCAGGCTCATAAAACATCGGGTATACATTGAGTTGATCTATACCACTAGGCAGAAATTCTACATCTACCCACTCATAGCCAGTATCAGGCATCTCTTGAACAATAATTCCACCTGCTATGTACTTATAACGAATGTACACTTTTCTTTTATCATCAAACGCACTAAAAAAGGCTATCCATTCAAGATCACCATACTCATTAGTGCTATATCCATTGTCAGCACCACCACCAAAAACAGAGTTTACATCTTTCCAAGTACAGTACACTTTTCCTGTATCTGACCTTCTATCTACAATAACAAAAGAGGATTGATGTACTACAGCACTGTACCCTGCTCTCTCTTTTATCTTGTCATAGCTCGAACCTGTACCATTAGCCTTTTTAACAAAATCTAAGAAACCTTGATTAGTCGTAGAATATTCAACTCCTGCCGAAAATACAGGCTTGATTAGGTTTTTAACAAACAGCTTAAACTCATTAAAATATTGAGCAAAAGCCACTCTATTTTGATAGAAGTTTTCCGTTGGCTTTGGATGGATATAACACTTTGCTTTGTTGCCTTGATTATCGTAACCTGTGGCTATACCTGCAAATCCCCCATTGCCGTCATACGCTTCTTGCAAAAAAACATGAATAGGCACTGTAGTATATGCAATATATGCGTCAGTACTTTGTGCAGTAGTACCACTAATAATCTTCTTACCCATCTCATTTATATCATCTCTGAGATTGGCTTTTGCTATTTCTTCCTCTGTTATCACATTGCCTCCAGTGGCTTAACTTGTTCCATTACATCATTGAGAGCGTAAAACATTGCTTGTATATAGTGGTCATCCCCATCTTTGGGCTTTGCTATCTTCTTGCCGTCTATTTCGTCCCATGTATATTTCTCTATCTCTTTGATAAACTCTACACATCTAGGATCTATTACGATCTCAAAGAATTGCAACCACTGTATACAAAATAGATTACTAGAGTTAGTATTGCCTCGTCTTTTCACCACTTTCTTAGCGTTAATCCTTAAAGGCTCATCCAAAAGCTTTAGTTCGGAGGTTGTTCTATTCTCACTATTATCACAAATGACCTTATCATCACCTACCATTGGTTTGATAGCAGAAGCGATCGCTCTAGTATGTGCCTCATACCCACCAACCTCACGAAGCACACATATTTTACGGCCAACAATTGCAACAGATACACAGGCGAATGGGTCGGGATTCCAACCGTAGTCCATACCAAAGTATTTTTTACGTGCAGCATCCTCTACATTTGATAAATCTGCAATTCTGAAATTAGTGAATATACGATCTCCTAATATCCCCCAATTGCCATTGCAGTAAACATCATGATAGTATGGATTAGTATTTTTAAAAGCCTCATATCTAGCATGATCTTCATCTTGTAAGAATTTATTATCTCTGTGTGTTGATTTATGGATTTTAATGGTTCTATCAAACTTAACTTTG